TTACCACCAAAAAAAGTAGTACATGACGAAGACGAACTTACAACAAATGAAATGGGTTGATCGAAAACGACCAAATCCACGGGCAAAAGTACCCTACGCATACAAGCCCAGCGACGATGATCCATTACTATTAGTACCCGATAGTAGAATAGTGCCTTTTATTGAAGAGGCCTTGACGCACATCGACAATGGAAATTCTTTTCGTAAGGTAGCGGATTGGCTTACTGAAAAAACGGGAAAGAAAATCTCTCACCAAGGCATTAACAATATATGGAAAGCCTCTAGAGATTCTAAAAATAATGAAAGACTTAAAGCTCTAGAAAAAGAAAAACGACGCAAAGCTCCAAAGACCGCTGAAGGCAAAAAAGAAAAAGCAATACGTCAAAAAATGGCTACCACAAAACGCAGTATGACGGTGGCACAAAAAAAACTAGACGCTCTAAAAGAAAAACCAAAAGTTACAGAGTCTTTTAGTGACGGCCTTGACTTTGAGGCAATGCCAACAGAACGAGAGATTGTTTTTAAGCCTAACGAAGGTCCACAAACAGAGTTCTTAGCAGCGAGTGAACGAGAGGTACTATATGGTGGCAGTGCTGGATCTGGAAAATCTTTTGCGATCTTAGCGGACCCTATGCGGTACTTTGGAAACGGTAATTTTAACGGCCTTGTCCTACGACGAACTAATGATGAACTGCGTGAATTAATTTTTAAATCACAAGAATTATACCCAAAAGCCTACACGGGTGCAAAGTGGCAAGAGAAGAAATCCCAGTGGGTGTTTCCAAGTGGAGCAAGGCTATGGATGACTTATTTGGAGCAAGAAAAAGATGTTATGCGGTATCAAGGACAAGCTTTCTGCTATATTGCGTTTGATGAGCTTACGCAACATCCTACTCCGTTTGCATGGAACTATATGCGATCCCGTTTACGATCTACAGATGCGAGCTTACCTTTATGTATGCGAGCTACTACGAATCCAGGGGGGTCTGGTCACGGCTGGGTTAAAAAAATGTTTATTGACCCCTCTCCAGAAAATCAAGCATTTCCAGCTACAGATATCGACACGGGTAAAGTCCTCGCTTACCCCAAAGGACACGAAAAAGAAGGTTCCCCGTTATTTGAGCGGAGATTCATCCCAGCAAGACTGACAGACAATCCTTATTTACTAAAAGATGGGCAGTATGAAGCAAACTTACTTTCGTTACCAGAGAACCAACGAAGACAACTTCTCGACGGGGATTGGGCAGTCGCAGATGGAGCCGCCTTTACAGAATTTAGAAACCACGACCATGTTTGCAAGCCTTTTGATATTCCTGATGATTGGGTTCGGTTTAGGTCTTGTGACTTTGGCTATACGTCCTATTCAGCGGTCCATTGGTTTGCAATAGATCCAGCCTACGAGACTTTATATGTTTATCGTGAACTATACCTTTCCAAGCACACAGGCAGAGACTTAGCAAAAGCGGTATTAGAAGCGGAACGAGGCGAGTCAATTGTGTACGGGATTTTAGATAGTTCTTGCTGGCATAACAGAGGTCAGGTGGGTCCAAGTATTGCCGAAGAAATGATTTCGGAAGGATGTAGGTGGCGACCTTCTGACAGGTCCGCTGGAGCAAGGATAGCTGGAAAAAACCGAATGCATGAACGTCTAAAGGTAGACGAATACACAGAAAAAGCTGGGTTAATCTTTTTTAATAATTGCCGTCAAATTATAGCAGACCTTCCTGTTATTCCTGTTGACCCAAGGGGCGGTGATGATATCGACGTTAAGTACACTTCAGACCACACCTACGATTCAGTTCGCTACGGTGTAATGTCAAGGCCACGGTCCTCATCTCCCTTCGACTTTGGAGCAGATAAGCCAACGCCAACATGGAAACCTTCAGATCACATTTTCGGGTATTAAAATATGGCAATAATGGACAGACCAGAAGACCTCTCTATAGACGCAGAAGCAAAAGATACTGCTCAAGTTACAGCGTTGGAAGAAGATGGGGATGTTGAACAAGAAAATATAGAGTACTCGCCTCTAGTTAGTTATATAAAGGCAAAATATGAATCTTCTAAAACAAACCGTATGTCGGATGAAAGTCGCTGGCTATCAGCTTACCGAAACTATCGGGGCTTATATAGTACAGAAGTGCAGTTTACTGATAAAGAAAAATCGCAAGCCTTTGTCAAAATAACAAAAACAAAAGTTTTAGCGTCTTACGCTCAAATTGTTGACGTTTTAATGGCTGGCAGCCGCTTTCCGATAGGCATAGAGGCCCGTAATTATTCTAACAATGTAGCCCCAGAGGTTAGCTACGACCCACAAAAGACTGATGTAGAAAGTTTATCGGATACACAGGCTATTAGAATGGGTGTTTACGCAGATAAACTGGAGAAAGTTAAAGAAAACGTAGAAGAAGGCACTGGAGATAGTCCATCAGCCCAAGTTTTTGAGCCAGCAAAAAAGGCCGCACATAATTTAGAGAAAAAAATACACGATCAACTTGGCGAAACAGAAGCGAGTAAGCATTTACGAACAGTTGCTTTTGAAATGTCGTTGTTTGGCACTGGAATACTTAAAGGACCGTTTGCTTTTGATAAAGAATACCCACGATGGAACGAACAAGGTGAATATGACCCTCTTTTTGAGACAATCCCAAAGATAGAAGCTTGCTCAATCTGGGATTTTTACCCTGATCCAGCGGCTAGAAGCATAACAGAGTGCGATTATGTAGTTCAACGCCATAGAATGAACCGTTCTGAAGTTAGATCGCTAAAAAAGCGGCCTTTTTTTAGAGAAGAGAGCATTGAGTTAGCAATAGAACATGGAGCGTCCTATGTCCCGTCCTATTGGGAAGATGTTCTGGAAGATTCTAACGTCAGCACAGAGTTAGACCGATTTGAAGTCTTAGAGTTTTGGGGAATGATGGACTCAGAGACAGCGGAAGAGGCTGGATTAGAATTGCCAGAAGAAGCAGACGATCAAGTGCAGATAAATGCGTGGATATGCAATGGTCAAATATTACGGCTAGTCCTCAATCCGTTTACGCCTAAAAGAATACCCTACAATGCGGCCCCATACGAACTTAATCCGTACAGTTTTTTTGGAATTGGCGTTGCCGAAAATATGGAAGACACCCAGCTTCTAATGAACGGGTTTATGAGGTTAGCAGTAGATAATGCGGCCTTATCGTCAAACTTACTAATAGAAATTGATGAGACTAATTTAGTACCTGGGCAGACACTAGATGTATACCCTGGAAAAGTATTCAGAAGACAAGCTGGATCACCTGGGCAAGCAATCTTTGGTACACGATTCCCGAATGTTACAAATGAGTGTTTGCAAATGTTTGACAAGGCTCGACAACTTTCAGATGAGTCTACAGGAATGCCCAGTTTTGCTCACGGAATGACGGGTGTTCAAGGTGTTGGCCGTACTGCGTCAGGCATGAGTATGTTAATGGGGGCGGCGGCTCAAAACATTAAAGCTGTAGTGCGAAACATTGATGATTATTTACTTAGCCCTCTTGGAAAATCTTTGTTTGCTTTCAATATGCAGTTTGCCTTTAACCCTGATTTTTTAGGCGATTTAGAGGTTATAGCTCAAGGCACAGAGTCTCTAATGAGGAATGAAGTTCGTTCTCAAAGACTTCTCCAATTTATGCAAATGTCAGCTAACCCACAAACTGCACCTTTTGTAAAATATGATTACATCTTGAGAGAACTTGCGGCCTCAATGGACCTAGACGAAGACAAGATTTTAAATGACCAAAGAGAGGCTATTATACAAGCAAAGTTGATGGCAGATGTTCAAGCTATGATGCCTCAACAACAAGGACAACCTCAAGGACAGCCTCAAGGAGTTCCCCCAGAGCAAGCACCTAACCCGAATGTACAAGGTTTTACAGGAGAAGGTGGGGGAGACAACGGTGGCAATGCACCGCCAGCACCACAACCACCAGAAGGGCAACCACAATAATGGCTAAGAAAAAAGTACCAGCCAGCCGCAAATACGCCAACGGCACAACCTATAAAGACAGTGAAGGAAAAACGCATAAGCGTACTTCTGCCAAAGGTACAAAAAGAGGGGATGCCTATTGTGCAAGATCTAGCGGTCAGAAGCAGACTGAAAAAGTTAAGGTTAGGCGTAAAGCTTGGGGATGTAGAGGTAAAAAATCAGTAAGGAGTAAGTAATGTCGTTGGTAGAAAATATTAACAAACGAAAAAAAGCTGGCAAATCACGAAGTAAAAAGAAGTCTACGATCTCTCCAAAAGCATATTCAGACATGAAAAAAGGTTGGCCTAAAAAGAAAGGTTCCAAAAAATGAACTGCTACCAGTGCAATGAAGAATTAATTTGGGGCGGAGATCATAGCGGAGAAGATTACGGAACAGAAGACTATGAAATAGTATCAAACCTGTCATGTCCGAAATGCGATAGTTTTGTTTTAGTTCATCACCAAAGTACTAAAGAAAAACCTCTTGAAATAAGGCCATTTGAATAATGACAGAGTTTTTTAGAGAAATAATGCCCTTAGTAAATACCCCTGAAATGTACACTTTGTTAAAAGAGTACGCCAATCAGAGAATTAAAATTTTAATGGGTAATCTAGAAGTACAAAAAGACCACCACAAAATTCTAGAACTCCAAGGAGCTATTTCTGAACTTAGGCGTTTTAGCACTCTAAGAGAAGAAGCAATGGAGAGTTTAAAAAATGTCAAAGAATGATGCCCGAAAGGGAATTAAAACGAAAGAAGGTTTAAAAATGGCAAACAGAAAATTTCAGTTAGACGAAGATGAGGCAGATTTAAACAAAGATGGGGAAGTTAGTTCTTACGAAAGAGAACGGGGAGAAGCCGTACAAAAAAGTATCATGGATAAAGAATTAGCCAACGGTGGGTATTTAGAAGATGATGCAAATCCTTCTATTAGAGGGACTAGACTTTCAGACATAAAAGAATCTCAGAAAGACTTTGATGTAGATAAAGGTCTAAGAGAGTGGATAATTGACGGTAAATCATACGCTGATTTTAGAATGAGCGAACTCCATATGATGAACGAAAGAATTGCTGAACTCCGTGCAAATATTAAGCAAGCAGACCCATACTACAAAAGTAGACTTGAGCAGAACTATGCTGACGAGTTGGTAGATATTCCTTTGAAAGAAATTATAAAAACCCTTGGCAAGGAAACAGAAGATAACCCTAACGTAAACAAAAAAGAATTGTACGGCGGTGGGTATATGGAAGATAGCGGTCTAATGGGCTGTGACTGTGGAGAGCCTATGTGTTCGTCTTGTTGCATGACGGGAATGACGGCTGGATACGATGAAGTTTCTGGAAACCCCATCCCTATTGGTTCCACAGCCGAAAACGTAAGAGATGATATTCCAGCCGCACTTTCAACAGGCGAGTATGTACTGCCAGCGGATGTTGTAAGATGGCATGGGTTACAGCACATACAAAGCATGATGAACGAAGCTAAAATGGGGCTTATGTCAATGCACATGGAGGGGCAGATCCATGACGTTACCGAAGAAGAGGAACCCGATAGCGAAAAGCCTACGGATTCTGGGAAATCTAAGGATGAAGATAGTTCCGCCAAAAAAGGGGAAGAACACTCCGAAGAAGAAATTGAAACACCCGAAGGAAATGTTATCGAAATGGTGGAGTCAATAGTCGAAGAAATAAAACCTTCAGGCCATGCGATAGCAATAAAACAAAAACCTAGAGTAAAGGTTTATAAACCGTAATTTGTGTGTGTATTGGGCCACCGCAAACCCCTGACAGTTTGTCAGACCACTTTGTAGCCCCCAAGGAGTAACCCTAAATGGTAAAGTATAGTAGTCCTCACGAACCAGAGGATAATAAGACGTATTCAGAAGAAGTTGCCGCAATGCAAGCCATAGACAATCCTCAACAAGACGCAGAACCCGTAAATGCGGAAGATGCTTCTTTTAAAAAAAGGTATGGTGATGTACGAAGGCATATGACTACAGTCACCGCTCAAAAAGATAAGGAAATTGTTGCTTTAAAGGCTCAACTAGATCAGGCCACAAAAAAGCAGATAAAGTTTCCCAAAACAGATGAAGAAATAGAAGCATGGTCAAGTAAATATCCTGACGTAGCTAGAATTGTAGACACTATTGCTAGAAAAAGAGCAAATGAAGCCGTTGAGCTAGGCGAAAAGAAATTTGAATCTTTAAAAACAATGGAAAAACAAATCTCAAAAGAAAGGGCTGAATCTGAATTGCATAGAATGCACCCTGACTTTACCAGCATTAGGTCTGACAGTAAGTTCCATGAATGGGTTGCGTTACAGCCAATAAACATTCAAGACTCTTTGTATAAAAACAGTACTGACGCTTTATCTGCTTCAAGAGCAATAGACTTATACAAGTCTGATATGAAAATATCTAAGCGAGGTAGACCAAGCAATGATGCGGCTAAAGCCGTAACAAAAACTACATCCTCTGCACCAGCCACTTCAGACAAGGCTAAGTATTCTGAAAGCATGGTGGATAAAATGAGCGAAAGAGAATACGAGAAGCACGAAGAAGATATCATGGAAGCCATGCGAAGTGGGCGTTTTGACTATGATGTTTCGGGTGCGGCTCGTTAAATACCCTTGTTATATACGCTATTTAGTGCTATAATAAGGTAATCGCAAGAAACCGCATTTATGCCTACTTTCTTGCTTATATTTCCAGTAATGAATTAAGACCACCAGAATGTTTAAGCCCATAAGGTTACGGTACGATCATACCTAAACTTTTTGCACCTTAATTATTTCTGCCTCTTCTTTTCGACAAACTGGCTCAACTTAAATGCCAATTTCTTAGAAGGAGAATTTATCATGGCAATTTCATCAGCTTCAGGCTGGACCAATCTCAGTAGCGGAAATTTTTCACCTGTAATTTACAGCAAAAAAATACAAAAAACTCTGAGAAAAAGTAGTGTTATTCAAGACATTACTAACACAGATTTTTTCGGAAACATAGATTCTATGGGAGACACCGTCAAAATCATCAAGGAGCCAGATATCACTATCACCGCTCTTCAAAGAGGTACTGCGTTAGCTACTCAAGCGTTGGCAGATGCTGACTTCACTCTCGTTATTGATCAGGCTAACTACTTTCAGTTTGCTTTGGACGATATTGAGGCTCAAATGGCACACTTAAACTGGATTGAGCTTGCAAGCGATAAAGCCGCTTACAGCCTCAAAGATGCTTACGACAGCGAATGTCTAGGGTATCTAACTGGTTGGACAGGTGGTGCTGGATCGTGGGCTAGACGTACTGCACAAGCTGGTACAAAGGCTAACTCTGGTGCTGGTGCTGACGAACTATTAGCGGCAAACAGTCTTGACATTACCGATTTCGGTGGTGCTGAACTTGCTGGTAGTGCGGATGCGGCTGGAAACAGTGGTACAGGCTCTATGTCTACTGCTATTCCACTACAATCAGACGGCGGTTCTGGTGCAATCACATCTCCGCTAGAACTAGTCAATCGTATGGCTCGTTTGATGGATGTGCAAAATGTAGAACAAGAAGGACGGTACTTTGTTGCTGACCCTGTTTTCTACGAAATGTTAATGGACGAAAATTCTAAGTTCATCAACAACGACTATACTTCATCAGGCACAGATGTGATGATGAACGGAAAAGTTACGAATGGATTAATTCGTGGGTTCCGTATGTATAAGTCAAACAGCTTGCCTTACTTAGGTAATGGACCTTCTAACATTTCTGCTACAGGTTCAGAGCATTCGTTTGGTGTGGTTGTGGCTGGTCACGACTCTGCGGTAGCAACTGCTACTCAGATCAATAAAGTCGAGACATTCAGATCTCCAACACAATTTTCAGACATTGTGAGGGGTATGAATCTCTATGGAAGAAAAATCCTACGGCCAGAAGCACTTGTAACAGCTTGCTATAACAAAGCTGTTTAACAGGAAGGGGTGGTCTTGAAAGAGGCCACCCTTATTTATAGGAAACTCTATGCCAACAACGTATATTAATTTATGTAATCTTGTCCTTAGAAGATTAAATGAAGTCGAGATTGACGAGAGTGGGTTCTCCTCTGCACGGGGTGTGCAAAGTCTTGCTAAAGACGCAGTAAAAAACGCCATTGCAAAAATAAATCAATCAGAATATTCGTGGAATTTTAACTACGCAAGTAACACTCAAGTATTAAGTTCTGGTCAAGAAGAGTACTCATGGACGGCCGACCATAAGATAGCCGATTGGAACTCTTTTCAAATTTTAGAAAATGCTTCTCTTGGAAGTACTTTTACCAAACTTTCTTTTATAACTACAGATCAATGGATGGAAGGACACAGGGACCAAGATGCTACGTCGGGTGCATCAGGGCGTGGCCTTCCTGTTTACATATTTCCATCAGGTTCTGGTTGGGGCGTAACACCTTCTCCAAACAAGGCTTATAGCATTAGGTATAAGTATTATCGAAGCCACACAGACATAACGCTGTACAGCGACCAACCCAGAATACCTACCCAATTTGATAATATTATTATCGATGGTGCTATGTTCAATATGTATATGTTCAAAGACAATCCTCAATCGGCACAGCTTGTTGGTGCAATGTTTGAACAAGGCATAAAACATATGCAGTCTCAGTTAATTAATCAGTATGATTCAATTAGAGACAGGCGAATTTACCAAGGTTTAAATACGGACTTTTTCGGCAATGCCTGATAACATAGAAAGCTACAAAGTATTATGCTCTGGAGGTTTAACCACCTCAGAAAACCATCTTGCTTTAGCTGAAAATGACACAGGGTCGGCAACTCGTTTAGTTAATTATGAGGTTAGTCTTTACGGCGGATACAGGAGAATAGACGGGTTTGCTAAATATAATTCAACATATTCGGAAGTCGGTGTTTCTAATACTCAGGCTTCTGGCTCTGTTGCGGAAGGAAAAGTTTTAGGGATTGCTATATACAAAAACGCATCTACTGGATTAGAAACTTTAATAGCCGCTAGAAAAAATGTTTCAGGAAACACCTATTCATTTTTTTATTATACTTCTGGTGTTGGTTGGACGGCCTTTACCACACCTACTCTTAACACGGTTTCAGGAACAAAAACTGTTAAAAAACTACGTCATGTTTCATTTAATTTTGGGCAGGGTCAAGGAAATGAAATTTGTTTTGTAGACGGTGTAAATCCAGCTATTATTTTTGACGGCACAAACTGGCGACAGATACTAAGCTCAAACTCTAGCCCACAGACGGGCGGACCTTACGGCGGAGCCATGGCGTATAACTCGCCAGCCTACGTCGAAGTTTTTGAAAAGCATTTGTTTTTAGCTGGAGATCCTTCTTATCTGTCAGGAGTTGCTTTTTCTGCCCCTAATGCGGCATGGAATTTTACTAGCGGTGCTGGTGCTGGGCAGTTAGCTATCGGATTTGATGTGATGCAGATCAAACCGTTTAGAAACAGTCTTTTTATTTTTGGAAGAAACGCAATAAAGAAAGCGGTTGCCGACACAGGTGGCAGTTCTGGGTTTCTAACACAATCTGTTACAACAAATGTTGGGTGTATTGCCTCAGACTCTGTTTTAGAAATAGGTGGGGATCTAGTATTTTTAGCACCTGATGGACTGCGGCCTTGTGCTGGAACCTCAAAAATAGGAGATGTAGAGATCGAAAGTATCTCTAAAAAAATACAAGCATTAAGCTCAACTTTAAACAGCCAGTATGATTTAGAAACATTAAATGGAGTAGTTTTACGCTCCAAGTCTCAGCTTAGATATTTTATCGGGGATGAGACAACCCCTGTGTCCGATAGCTATGGATTGGTAGGCGGCCTTAGAACGAGTGACCAAAGACTTGGTTGGGAATTTGGAGAAATACTAGGGATACGAGCCAGTTGCTGTACGTCAGGATATATAGGAAACACAGAATATATTCTTCACGGAGATTACGATGGTCATCTGTATCGGCAAGAACAGGGAAATTCTTTTAATGGAGAAAATATAATAGGAATTTATAGAACTCCTTACTTAGATTTTGGAGACACAGAGGTTAGAAAAAAACTTAGGAAAATAAACGCCTTTCTAAGGGCAGAGGGTCCGCTAACCCTTGGAGTGTCTTTTGATTACGATTGGGGGGATGGTAGTACACCTAAACCAGCGTCGTATGAAACCAGTTCTATTGGTTCTCCTGTGACTTACAATAGCGTTCTTGACTTAGATTACGATGCCGCTGGGGTTATTTATGGCGGAGCAGATAAGCCTGTATTTAGCACAAGTGTACAGGGTTCTGGTTTTTCTGCCAGAGCCTCTTTTGTGTCAAACGGTGTTTTTGCCCCTCACTCCATTCAGGGGCTTGTCTTTGAATTTACGATAGATGGGAGAAGATAAATGACAGGTTATGTCAGAATGTCAGCAAATGACATTATTACAGGGGCAGACATTAAGGCCGCTCCCTTAAACGACGAATTTAACAAACTTAGAGATGCTTTCTCAAACGATTCTGCAAAAAGCCATGCTCACGATGGTTCTATAGGTAACAGCACTAAAATAAATTTAGCAACGTCTGTAAGCGGATACCTTCCAGTAGCCCACGGCGGAATGGGGGGTATTTCTAATTTCACAGCTAACTCAAACCCTACCACAGCAGACGATACTGACTCTGGGTATGCAATAGGTTCATCTTGGATAAATACTGCTACTAACCAGATGTTTATTTGCACTTCGGCATCCTCTGGTTCAGCGGTGTGGAGGGAAAAACATTTATCTTTCTCCAGTGCAATCACCCTCCCTGCAATTACAGCTACATCATTAAATGGGGCATCTGTAGGTGCTACCACTCCTTCTACTGGAGCATTTACAACTTTAGCAGCATCAGGATTATCTTCACTCAATTCAGTAGACATTAATGGTGGGGCAATCGACGGTACAACAATTGGTACAGCGGTTGAGGCAAGTGGAGCATTCACAACGGTTACATCAACTGGTCAAGCGACGTTAGCTACGGCAGATATTAATGGTGGTACAATTGATGGGGCAGTTATTGGTGGAGCTTCAGCCCAAACGATTACAGGAACTCTCGTTACGGCAACAACTCGATTTGATGGGGATATAACTGGAAACGTCACTGGTAATGTTGGTGGAAATCTTACTGGAAACGTAACAGGTAATGTTGAAGGAAATCTTACAGGTAATGTTACGGCTTCTTCTGGCTCATCTGCATTTAATAATTTAACGGTGAATGGAACTTTAGATGTAACAGGAACAACGATTGCAAATGTGACTGACCCAAGTTCTGCCCAAGACGCTTCCACTAAAAATTATGTAGATACAGCGGATGCTTTGAAAGCCAACTTAGCATCGCCAAATTTCAGTGGAAACCCGACAGTTCCTGATCAATCTGCTTCAGATAATTCTGGTAAAATAGCTAACACTAAGTATGTTACTACCGCTGTAGCCAATCTTGTTGCGTCTGCTCCAGTGGCTTTGGATACGCTCAATGAATTATCTATTGCACTTGGCAATGATGCAAACTTCTCAACAACGATTACTAACAGTATAGCGACTAAACTTCCTCTCGCAGGAGGAACAATGACAGGTGATATCGTCTTAAACGGTTCTCCTTCTGCGAACCTTCATCCTTCCACAAAACTTTATACAGATACAGCGGATGCTCTAAAGTTAAATCTTACTGGCGGAACTATGAGTGGTGCTATTGCTATGGGTACTAGCAAGATTACTGGAGTAGGAGATCCGACAGCTAATCAAGATGCTTCAACAAAAGTTTATACCGATACACAAAGAGATACGAGAGTAGCGAAGTCGGGCGATACCATGTCTGGCAACTTGGCTATGGGCAATAACAAAATTACTGGTGTTGCAACCCCAACAGCAAGCACAGATGTTGCAACTAAAGGTTATGCCGATACTGTTATGGGAAGCAATACTCAAGCAGCTACAAGTGCAGGGCAAGCGGCTTCTTCTGCTACGGCAGCAGCAAGTTCAGCAACAGCAGCAGCTTCAAGCGAAACAAACGCTGCCAGTTCGGCTGCAACAGCTTCAACAGCAAGTAACAATGCTACAACCTTGTATGATCTTTTCGATGACAGAATGCTTGGAACGAAATCTTCTGCACCGACGGTAGACAACGATGGAAATGCTCTTTTAATAGGATCAATGTACTACGACTCAACTTCAAATATTATGAAAGTATATGGAGCAAGTGGTTGGCAATCGGCAGGATCAGCCGTTAACGGAACAAGCAATAGATACGAATACACAGTTGGAACAAGTCAAGGTTCTTACAATGGCTCAACAACCGTATTTCCTGCCGTGTACGATTCGGGTTTTGTAGATACGTTTTTAAATGGAACGCTTTTAATGAGTTCGGATGTAGATTCATCTAGCGGTTCTAACATAACTTTACTTTCTGCCGCTTCCAGTGGTGATGTAGTAAAAATAATTGGTTACGGAACTTTTCAAGTTGCTCAAGCTGTTCAAGCGGCAAACAACCTTAGTGACCTTGCAAGTGCATCGACTTCAAGAACAAATTTAGGTCTGGGTACAATAGCAACTCAAGCAAGCAACGCTGTTGCGATCACTGGTGGATCTCTTCAAAATCTTACCGACCTCGAAGTTGATGGTGGTCTAATTGAGTTAAAAACTAGCTCTGGAAGTGTCGCTCAAATTGATATGTATTGCGAAGTAGCAAACGCTCATAAGGTATCGTTAAAAGCTCCTGCCCATGCAAATTACAGCGGAAATGTAGTATCAACACTTCCAACCGTAACTGGAAACTTATTAAGTTCGGCTAATAATCTTAGTGACCTTGCAAGTGCTTCAACGGCAAGAACTAATATCGGGGCTGCTGAAGCAACGGCTACAACAACAGCCCTTAACCTAAAAGCTCCCCTAAATGCCCCTGCATTTACAGGCATTCCTACCGCTGACACGGCTTCTGCAAATACAAACAACGGACAAATAGCCACTACAGCTTATGCAGATGCAGCCGTTGCAGCTATCGTTGGTTCAGCACCTTCAACTTTAAACACATTGCAAGAACTTGGTGATGCCCTTGGTGACGATGCAAATTACGCAACAACGACAACTAACCTCATTGCCACTAAAGCTAATACTTCTGACGTAAATACAAGTCTTGCTACTAAAGCTAATACTTCTGACGTAAATACAAGTCTTGCTACTAAAGCACCTCTCGCCTCTCCAACTTTTTCTGGTGACTTACAACTTGGTAACTACGGTGACGCAGCAGAAACTTTTACAATCGCAACGTCAGGCAATGGCACAGGACGTATTAACTTTTATGATAATAATAATACAGAAGGTGGAAGTATTCGAGTTACGGGTGTAAGTGGTGGTTCGAAAATGTACTTTGCTAATCGGTGGTCAAGCGATACTGATAGAGTTACATTCGATCTTTCCACTGGCAATGTCGGAATTGGAAACACCAACCCCGAAGCCTATGGCTCTCTTATTGATAACCTTGTAATCGGAACGACATCTGGCGAAAATGGAATGACTATCGTCAGTGGTACAAGTAATTCTGGACGAATATGTTTTGCCGACAATACTACAAGCCCACAACGAGGCATGATTGAGTATTCACACGGTAGTGATGCAATGCTGTTCACTGCAAACGGTGCTTTAAGAACTACTATAGATAGTTCTGGCAACCTTACTCAGACTGGAAACATCACTGCGTACTCTGATGAACGCTTAAAAGAAAACATCCAGACAATCCCAGACGCACTTTCTAAAGTTGAATCTATGCGTGGTGTGCTGTTCGACAAGAAATCTTCAGAAGATGAATTTTCACACATGACTAAAGGGTCTGGAGTTATCGCCCAAGAGTTAGAGAAGATTGCTCCCGAATTGGTATTAAATGGTGGTGAATATAAGTCCGTCGCTTACGGAAATATTGTTGGCTACTTGATCGAAGCTGTCAAAGAATTGTCTGAGAAAGTTAAAGAGTTGGAGGCAAAGTAAAATGGCATTACAAACTAGCGGTGCAATTTCATTAGATCAAATTCATGTAGAAGCAGGGGGAACTTCCACAACTACTGCTACTATTAATGACACAGATATTAGAGAACTAATAACTGAACCTACAGGAGTACTTGGTAGTAATTCTTTATCCTTTAACCAGTGGTACGGTGCGGAAGCAAATATTGCAGGCCAAGTTCTTATTCCTATAGGAACAAGTGGAACTACTCAATACACTCTTCCTATGGGCGTTCAGACTATATGTGTATTTATTATAACCCCTGGGCGTAGCGGATATACAGCTTCCAACCAACTAACGGCAGGATGGGGTGGTGCAGGCGGTAACATGGGGTATTGGAATCATATTGATGTTAGTGGTGCAGGATCAACCGTAGCTCCTGTAGTTGAATTTCAATGGAGTTATTATGTAAATTGGCAATCTCCGTATTACGATTATGGTTCTAAACTTAGAATGAAATGGTGGCCTGGAGCATCAAATACTCCTTACGCTTCTTGGAATCAAGGAGATGGGGCCCAATACCAAGACCAAGCTTATACTGGTAAGGGCATAAAAATGGAGCATGGAGACCAGACTAATCCAGGGAGAACGCTTACTAAATATGGTACTAGTTTTATCTTTAATAGTACCATTTCTAATGAAGACTCTAATCAGACAGTAAGGGGTGGAAGAGGCGGTAAAGGAAATCAGGGTGGCAGCGGTGGAGGCGGTGCGTCAGGATATTCAAATTCTAGTGGAAACGCTGATTCTAGAGCAAACCAAGGCCCCAACCCTCCTAGCCTATGTAGATCAGGGGGTGATGGAGGGGCTTCAAATTCGACAGGTGGCACGGCAGGATACGACGCTCTTGTAAACTCTGGCGGTGCAGGAGGTGCAGGAGGTACTTATGCTTATAATTGGGGTCAAGGTGTAGGAAAAGGTGCAGGCGGCGGTGGAGTAGGAATTTTAGGTGTGGGGTCTACAGGTTCTGGCGGTGCGGTAGGATCTAGCAACAACTCTTATTCAATAGTACGAGGCGGTGGAGGAGGCTCTGGTGGTCAAGACGGTGGAACGGTAACACGGTCAGCACAAACTTTCAGCGGTACTGGTGGATATTATGGATCAGGCGGCGGCGGCGGTGGATCAGTGCAGTTTGGATCAGGGGGTCTGTACGGAGGCGGAGGCGGTGGCGGTGGTGCAATGTGGAATTATGGGCCATCGTCATATGGTGCGGCAGGAGCCCCTGGAACAGTAAGGCTAATGTGGGGGAATAACCGTGCATACCCTTCAACGAATGTGGCAGATCAATAATGGCAACAAAAACTTGGCAATGGATTAAAATTGTAAATGGAGAGCCAGTCGAAGGTCTTCATCCACATGATAGTATTGAAAATGCAGGCATAAATTTAAATGATGAAAATTG